ATTAAAGATTCTAGATCTATTTAGTGGCCTGGGTGGATTTAGTCTAGGACTTGAACGTACAGGACAATTTAAAACCGTAGCCTTTTGCGACAACGATAAGTTTTCAAATTTAGTGCTACAAAAACATTGGAAAGGAGCTAAAATATATAACGATGTCAAAGAAATCACAAAAGAAAAACTCAAAGCAGATGGAGTTGAATCTCCAGATATCATCACAGGAGGATTCCCCTGCCAACCGTTCTCGGTCGCAGGAAAACAAAAAGGAACAAGTGACGACAGACATCTCTGGCCAGAGATGTTTCGAATCATCCAAGAGTTTACCCCGAGGTGGGTTATTGGAGAAAATGTCAAAGGTATTACTAACATCCAAGACGGCATGGTCTTCGAGACTGTGTGTACTGACTTGGAAGGAGAGGGATACGAAGTCAGGGCGTTCAATATTCCAGCTGCAGGCGTCGGTGCCCCGCACCGAAGAGAAAGAATCTGGATTGTGGCGAACTCCCGACGCAGTATCAGGGGGGAGCAATCTTCCTGGAATCAAGAAAGCATTGGATCAAGGACATCTGAACAGACCGAGTGGTCAACCGATTCAGATTCGATTACAGGATCAAGTGAGAGAGAAAAGATTATGGCCAACTCCAACGAAAGGAATGTGGAAGCAGGACGTGAACGACAACGGGGAATACGCCAAACGAATCAAGGACCGGGGCAATCAAGTAATGCTCCCAGCAGCAGTGAAGTTATGGCCGACTCCGACACAGGACTCAGCAACGGATCGATCAAAGAAATACAAACAGGGAGGGACACCTCTATCACTAGCAGCGAAGATGTGGCCGACACCAAAAGCGAGAGATTACAGAGGAGCAGAGGGCAAGAGAGTAGTAGAAACTTCTACGGGTTGGAGCAAAATACGCAAAGGAACGAAAACGAAATACGGAGCGAGTCTGAACGACGTAGCAGAACACCTACAGATGTGGCCAACACCGAACGCCAGGGATTGGAAGGACTCCGTAAACAAAGTTCCTCCATCAGTAGGCAAGACTCGGGGACACAGTTTAGGAATGAAAGTAGCAGAGGAACGACAGAAGATGTGGCCAACACCAACCTCAACAGAGAGAAGTGGAATCAACCCAAAGACAGGAACGGGAGCAGGACTCAGCAAAACAGTCAAGATGTGGCCGACACCGAGAGCAGCTTTGGGAATGACATTCAAGCTGTCGCAGGGATTGGCGGATTTACAACACAAGAAGTATTTGGAGACGGAAGTAGCGTACGTGGAGAAAGCGCCTGGTGGGACTTTGAACCCGACGTGGGTCGAGTGGCTCATGGGTTACCCGGCAGAGTATACCGACTTAAAGGATTGGGAAATTCTATCATCCCGCAAATCGCGCAAGAAATCGGCAACGCCATCATCGCAGCCGAAGGAGAAGAAAAAAAGAAAGGATGTCCCCATAACTAATGAAACCTAATCTTAGAATATTATCACTTGGCGCAGGAGTACAAAGTTCTACTCTTGCACTTAAAATAAAACAGGGAGAGATTCCTATGGTGGATGCAGCAATCTTTGCTGATACTAAGGGAGAACCTCAAGCCGTTTATACCTGGTTAAATTGGTTGGAGAAACAGTTAAATTATCCTGTATATAAAGTGTTTTACAGAGATTTAAAGCAAGATATTCTTGATGCTTCAGTTGGAAAATTTAAAGCTTTTACTGCACCCTTCTATACCAAGAATTTAGAGACAGGGAAAAAGGGATTACTTCGTCGCCAGTGCACCGCAGATTATAAAATTAAACCCGTCGTTAAAAAGGTTCGAGAGATGCTCGGCTTGGAATGGGGAGAGAAAAGAAAGAAAGGTACATCCGTTGAAATGATTATGGGTATATCGATAGATGAAATTTTTAGAATGAAGACCAATCGAATTAAATACATTACAAATGTTTATCCTTTAGTGGATTCAAAACTAAGCAGACAGGACTGCAAACAATGGATGAAGGACCAGGGATATCCCACTCCACCAAGATCGGCATGCACTTTTTGTCCTTATCATTCCACTGAAGAATGGCTAGAGATAAAGAAAAACCCTAAAGAATGGGCTGATGTTGTAGCCATGGATAAAACAATTAGAGACACCGAAAAATTTAAAAAAGGGGATAACAAAGATCAAATGTTTTTACATCGAAGCTGTGTCCCTCTTGATGAAGTTAACTTTAAAAAAGAAGATCCACAATTAGATTTATTTAATTCAGAATGCGAGGGAATGTGCGGCAATTAATCGAAAGTATCATTGATGTAGGTTCGGGTTTAATTATTGCTACCCTATTACAGCTCTATATCTTTCCCTTCTTTGGAATGTATCCTACTGTTTGGGAAAGCTTTAACATTGCACTTATCTTTATGTGTGTATCTATATTTAGATCTTGGTTGTGGAGACTTTTCTTTAGGGATAAGCCTATAAAAAAACCAAAGGACACAACGCAGGAAGAATGGGTCAAAGGATACCAGGAATGGAAAAATCATAATCTTTTATTACGTAGACAACATAAAACATGGGCACACGTAAAAGAAATGGTTAGACGAAGACACAAGGAAGTTAAATGAATTATAAAGATGACCGAGGCGATTTAGATTTAACTAAACAGATAGATGTTTTGCGTCAAAAAGTACACGATGCAGAGCTAGAGACTTCATTGGTTAAAGCTATTGGTATTAACTCTCCCGAAATGAAAGCAGCACAAAAAGAAATTGAAGAACTAAAAGCAGATCTTGCCCGAGCTAAGGAAGATCATCAGTTTGATAATATTGTTCATCAGAAAGAAATTGATTCTTTAACGAGGAGTAAAAAATGATAAAAAAAAAATGGGGAGGCATGCGCCAGGAAAATAAAGATATAAAAAGACTTCACGAACAATGGGCCAGGGACAATGGCTATCGCAATGATAATCTTCACAGCGCAAACTCAGACCGATTTGTAAATTATGACAAGATCATAAGTAGTTATGAAATAAAAGAAAAATTAAACAAGGCTTATAATCATCCTGATTATTATAAGAAAAAAGTATGATTTTATTTAGAATAATTCTAAAGTTGTTTATGTTTGTAGGGCTTATGTTATTGATTTTAGGATGGTTTTTAGCTTTTCCTTTTATTATGTTGTATGATAAGATCTTTGGTAAATGGAGAAAGGATATCGATGAAGTGGAATAAAAAATTTGAATACCCCGCAACTGTGAGAGGTATGGTTGAAGGATTGCGACACTATAATATTAATAACGAAAAGTTACCAAGTGTTACAACGATCCTGGGCAAGACTCAGAGTGCTGAGAAAGCTGAAGGGTTGGCTAGATGGCGAGCTAGAGTAGGCATAGATGAAGCACAAAGGATCACGGACCAGGCAGCAAGCAGGGGAACAGCAATGCACGCTATCTTAGAACATTATGTATTAGGCAAGAACCGATTAGACCTCACAAACATAGGCCAGGAAGCACACAAGATGGCTGATGTGGTTATTGACAAGGGTTTAAGCCACTTAGATGAAATATGGGGAAGTGAAGTTGCCCTATATTACCCGGAATTGTATGCAGGAGCCACTGATTTAGTTGGAATTTATAATGGACGTGAAAGTATAATTGATTTTAAGCAATCAAACAAGCCGAAACGTAGAGAATGGATTGAGGACTACTTGATTCAGCTAGCAGCTTACGCAATGGCGCACAATTATGTCTATCAAACCAAGATACAACAAGGGGTTGTGCTGATGTGTACCAAAGATGGTTACTTCCAGGAATTTATTGTATCCGACCAAGACTTCCAAAAATGTCAGCATAAATGGTTAAAAAGGGTTGATTTATATTACAAAAACGCCCAAAAATAGTTTGTATACTCTCAGAATTATAAAATAATTTTTTTTTTTTTATTTTTTTTAAAAAGAGTGTTTTCGGTATACAAATGTTAGAATTGTTGTGTACCAACACTTATTCGCTCAAAATTGTATCTTTCTCAAAGATACAAAAATATACAATTGTTAGAAGTGTTATATACCAAGGCTTATTTAAGCAAAATTGTATCCTGGAGGGTTTTCAGTGTAGTGTCTAGGGGGCGCGCGCACGGAAATGTTTTTAAATAATATTCATTTTATAATTTTTAGAGTATACATAAGCATGCCCCGAAAAAGACGTAAGTTAAACAGAGCAGCTAAAGAGTCATCACCAATTCCCTTTACTAAGTATCGAGTGAACTGGATTGATATTGTTTCTGATTCGGGTTGGGCTGAAGAAAAAGAATTTAACAAGATGGCTCTATCACATCCTGTTAACGAAGGATGGTTATACTCTAAAGATAGATACTCAATTAAGTTGTTTGCTTCTTATGATCAAGAGGATGATGGGACTCTGACTTTTGGGGATCGGACGATGATTCCTCTTTCTTGTGTGAAGAAGATGGTAAAGATTTAGTAGGCGCTTCTATTTCTTTTCTTGCTGCCTTTAGTTTTACTTCTTCCCCCTCAATAATTTTCATTCGTTTTCTTAGTTCTTCTATCGGTTGATCATCTAATCTTCCTGTTCTTATTTCTGATTGATTAACATACAAACCCGATGCTTTTCCCCTAAGCTCTTCAGCTCTAATGGCCGACATCATATTGCCTTTCTTTTCAGATTTAGATCCTAATTTACCGAGTCTAGCTACGTGGTTTTCATAATTAACAGAATACTTTTTAAGTTTTTCTTTTCTGAGTTCTGTTAGGTAAGATACAACTTTGGGGTACATATGAATATTTTGTAATTCCGAAGCTGATATTCTTGCTCGGTCTTTACTGTATCCTGCTTGGGTTGCTGCCTCTGTTCCAGACACAGGTCCGTTGATATCCCCGAATATTAGAATCTCGCAGAACTTCATCTGCATTTCTGTTAATTTACTTGGTACTCCCATAACTTGCAATATACCTTATATAGTATATAAATCAAGATATGACAGGAAAGGAATTAGCCCAGGTTTTAAATCATTTTTTAAAATCACCAAACGCTCAAAACGCCCGGGTCCAAATCGAAATGCCTAATGGCAGCAAGCTAGATGTTTCTGAAATACAGCTTTTAGAGAATAGAGTAATAGGAGATAGGGACACCCATAGAATTAATATCAAGGGAAATGCCCTGGCAGGTACCTGGAAAATGGGTAAAATAATCGGTAAATTATAGTTGACATTGTTCTCATTTTATCCCATATTGACTTAGAAAGGAAAAAAATATGGATAAGAAAGAACAAAAGCTACTTAAAGAACTCTACCAATTAAGAGACGTTTGGGAGTTACAGGCCTGGCAATCAGATAATGATGCTCAAGGTTTTAGTGATGAGTTTGTTGATGAAGTCAACGAGCTTAGAGATTCATTGGAGTATGCAATGACAGTAAGACGCCAGGAGGAGGCAGATTACAACAGACAGGAGGACAGAATCAGTGATGACCCTGAAATTAGATAAAAAAGAAACAAATTTTCTATATGATTGGTTAGCAGACGATCTTGATCTTCAGATTGAGAATAAAACGATGGCTAAATCATATGAGAATTTACTTAAAAAAATAGTAGAAAAGTTAAGAAAGGAGGTAAAAAGTGAAATACAGAATAGTTGAAGTAACAAGTTGGGATAAATATGACGATAATGTGTCAGTTAGACATTCGGCCGATAACTTGCAAGATGCTATTAAATACCAAACAGCTTTGCAAATGCTACCCCATAATAAAAATGTAAAATTTGATATACATATAAGTATCAGCGATACATTTGAGTATATGAAATCGTGCGAAAACAACTCAGAAGAAAAAAAAGTTATCAATTTGTAAAATAGTTCTAGCCAAGAACGCCTGGTTGTGTTACTGAGAAAAATGTGGCACGACCAGAGTCAAAATTCTATAAAGATCTTAAAAAAATTACTCCATCAATTTGCTGGACAAGGCTTGAAAATTGGGCTGAATTTGGTACTCCTGATCTATTGGGGTATACTCCTAACAGGCACTTTTTTACTGTTGAATTAAAAGTAACATTAAGTAACAAAGTGGCGCTCTCCCCCCACCAGGTTTCCTGGCACGTGAGGCACCCTTCCGGGTCCTTTGTGCTTGTTGCCTGTATAAATAAAAAAAAAGAAAAAAAAATTATTAGCTTGTACCCTGGTTCTGAGATCCTGAACCTGGTTCGCCTGGGCCTGAACCATGAACCGTTGGTCCGGGGTTCGCTTGACGCCTGTGCTTGTTATCTAGAAAAGTACGAGCCTGCGCCTGTGCCTGTAGTCTAAAGAAAAAAGAAAAAAAAACTTTTTTTTTAGTGTTTGCCATATGAAATGTTTTTGATATCTGGATTCCAGCAAGCTCTACAACTAAGACACTTTCCGCCCTGTTTGGGTGCGGGGCAAGTTGCGCTGCCGTCAGTCACCACGGTTGACGTGTGAGTCCAGGCCTTTGGCGCTGGTCCATCGACCTTGCTGCCTGATAATCTTATAACTAAATTTTTTGGAACTGAAGACCCTGGAAGGGGCAAATACTTGCGCTCTTGAGTGGGCAGCCAATGCTTAGTTTCAGGTGTATTTTCACAAACTTGAAAAATTTTTTTCAGGTGGTCGCTGCTCTGCAGGTCTCCTGCGTCGTGCCATCTAAAAACTTTGTGACCTTTAACTAAAACCGTCATGGCCTGGATCCATAGCTCGCTTGTAATTGATTTTAATCTTTTGTATTGTGCTGCCTTGATGGCAGGATATCGGGTATAGTTGCCCTTCATAGCATAACAACCATGGCAGGGGGTCCCTTCAACCAGGGCCAGCTTGCTGCCTGTTTGGCATTCCCATGCGGGTAAGCTGTAACTGTAACCGGGCATTTTGCTCGTGCGTGTTAAACCGTGAACTATTTTTTTCGCGTCTTTTTTAAGCATGTTTTTAAATATCCCATATATTCCCATATGTCAATAAAAAAATGCAGTGGCGCGTGGCTTCGCTGCCTGGTGCTTGAACCCTTAACGGGGGCGTGCTTGTGCTTGTAGTCTAAGAAAAAAAGAAAAAAAAATCGAAGTGAGCAGGTGAGTTGCGTGGTGGTCCTCCTGGTCTGCTGTGTGCTTGTGCTTGTAGTCTAACAAAAAAAGAAAAAAAAATTGATGTGAGCAGGTGAGTTGCGTGGAGCTTGCTCTGGTCTGCTGAGTAGTTCTGCTCAAAAAAATGTGCGTGAGCAGGTGAGTGGCGTGGAGCTTGACCTGGTCTGCTGAGTAGTTCTGCTTGTACATTGGATTTTTTCATAGTTTATTGACGTGAGTTGCGTGGAGCTTGCCCTGGTTGACTGAGTAGTTCTGCTTGTGCCTGTGACCTAACCATAAAATAAAAAATAAAAACCCCTACAACCATAAGTTGTAGGGATTTGAAAGGGTGTAAATAGACTTTCAAAGGATTAAATACTTTCGTTAAAACTTTATTCATTTCTGAAAATTGACGAAAATATCATCTACCGACCTATTCACAATATCCCATATAATATCATTTTAAAAAATATCAAGGTGTGATACTAATAAAGAGCAAATCAAATCAATGATTTGTAGAAAGGTAAAAATGGCTAGAATAAAAATGAATAACGAGTATAGAACAAAAATTTGTAATATTGCTCGGAATTCATTTGAAAATAATACTTTCAACAGTAAGAGAGAAAATTACTTTCAACAGTTGGAAAAAGTCAAAAGTGAATATCCAAAACACTTTGACCTAGCAAAGACGATTGTTCAAAGGGCATATCCAAAAGAGCATTGCGATACTTTACAGTATTTCAAAACTCTTTATGGTTCGCCTTGTGATGTTGTCGCAAAAGATAGTTGCTATTATTTTGCATATACTGATGAAGATGCAGTAGATGAAAATGGCAAACCGAAAGTTAATCAAAAACATTTTGATTTTAAACTTAATGGTTCGTTAAATGGTAGTGAGTATAATCACGACAATGATTTTGCTTATGCGTACTATCGGCAAGAGTTAAAAGATAATGACTTAAATGCTGATATAAACATTGAGCAAGAGAACAATCAACAAAACCCACATTTGCAAAAACATACCGACGCAAATACAAAGTTCTTGGGGTTAGGAAATCGTAGCGAGGATAATACAAATCTTGCTCGTGATTTTAACGATCAATTTACTTGTGATGTAATCGGTACATCATATTGCAGATCAAGGGCGATACCTTGTACTAAAGACGAGTTTTCACAAATGGAAACATTTTTGATTATGAAATCTAAATTAGTACAAACTCATCAAGAGTGGATAAGAGGAATTTTTGAGGACACTAAAGATATAAAGAGTGCCTTGAAATCTTATCGTTATCTTGACGAGGGTATTGAATTAGCAAACAGTACATTTAAAGCTTTGAGTTTAAATAATAGTTTGATTGAAGAAAGTCAGATTATTAGAACAAACTCAACAGGGTTAGTTATGTATAACCCCCAAAATGTTGCTGATCGTATTGCTCAACGAAACGAGGCGAAACTAACAAGAGAGGAAAAAATCGCCTTGTATAGAGAACAACAACAATCTAATATTAATTAGATTAACAAGCGAGGTAAGATTTTATCTTACCTCGCAGAAAGGGAACAATGAACAAAGAACAAATAATGGAATTGATTAAATTAGTTAAATCAAATTCCGATAACAATTTAATCTTGTTAAAAGAATTAATTACATTAAAAGCAAGATTAGAAAAAATAGAGAAAGCGAGGTCGTTTAATGTTGTTTAAAAATAATGACAAAGTTGCGATAGTAGTTAAACCTAAAACCCATAATGGCGAAATAAATTCAAAAGATTATTTTACTCGTTATGGGGATATGAGAAAGGGCAGTAAATTTCTTGTAAGTAAAAATATTATTACTTATTGGGATAAACAAGCAGACAATTTTAGAAGATTTAATTTGTCTGATGTTGTGAGTATTACTAATATTTCTCGTACACCATTAGAGGTTAATAAAGTAGATGCAGAAAAAAAAGAACGAGAACGACTTAAAGGTGTTTTTTGCTTATCTTGTAAATCGCCTTTAACTGTTGACTACCGAAACCCCCATAACGACAATTATTGTGGGGGGTGTTAATGATACCAAAAGAACTCATCATCATAATTTTAGGGTGCATTGTTATGGGTGTAATAATGCACATAGACGATTATAAAAGAAAAAAAGAAAGGGAAAAAAATGACGAATAAAAACATTTGTCAAAACCCTAAATGTTGCAACAATGATACTAAAGATCGTTGGAATAAAAAGCTTGAAAGGTATCAATCAAGAAAGGCATATTTTAATACAGATAAATCAAGAGGGAATTATCGTTATTTATGCAAAATCTTAATTTATTTTTGCACAACGGGTTGTGCGAATAATTGGCTTGATGATAATATTGAAAGTATCATTGACCATAGAGGAACAGTAGAAAAAATATTAGATAAACAAATTAGATCATAAGTTAATTGGACTTTGAAACGAGGGCGAATAAAATCGCCCTCGTTTTTTTTTGCTTGTGCTTGAACTGTGAAAATATAATTTTGCTTGCTTGTGCTTGAATTCTAAAAATATTAAGGAAAGCTTTAAATTTTTTCTTCCATAGATCAACACACATTAAGATCTTAAACTTTCTTAATACTAGACTACCCCTTAAATTTGTCCAAAATCAAACTTAATTTTACCCTTGATATCCCTGCGCAGCTGAACTATTATTTTGAAATGAAAGGTAAAAAACAAATGAAAATAAAAAAAGTTAGAAAATCTTTTGTAACATCTGATGGTGTTACAATTTATGGTTTTTCAAATGCTGAAGAATTTAATGAGGCTTTGAAAAAATGGGAAGAAAAAAATGAGAAAGGAAAAAACAAATGATTAATTATAATGTTGTACTGTATGTAATGTTGTTTGTTTATGTTGCGATCATAATTGCTTTCGTGTTGTATCAAATGAACGACCGAAAAAAAGATCGTGAACAATGGTTAAGCGATCAATTAAGTAAATCATTTGAGAAAGGAAAAAACTATGAACGAGATCAAATACGAAAATAAAACAATTAAAATTCCAAAGCCATTTAACGAGTGTGACTTTGGTAAAAACCCATTAGAAGAAATTGAGATTGCTAATAGATTTAGTGGGGAAAAAACTATGCTACCTAATTTCGCTGTTGCGATTTATGATACCATAATGGGTAGTGAGCAATTCAATGATGATGAAACAATGAGGAAAGGTTTAGACTTTTTTATTAAAAACTTTCCTAAACAATATATGGTCCTACTAGATTAACAATTAAGCAAGCGCCCCCATTGTGGGGCGCTTGTTCTTGCGCCTCAATTTTTTTTTCTTACCTTAGAGTATACCGATAGGTATACCTTTATATAATATATTAGAGTACGTAGTCCCTTGTTAATGTTATGATTGATAGAGGTACCAATGTAGGTACTGAATTACTATTGATATTTAATAACGAATACTTTAAATGTAGTAAGGGATCCTAAATCTTTACTAAAGTCAAGGATCAATACAGTCAGACAGCTTAAAATCCTGTTTCATTTATGAAAAAAAATATTATAAAAAATTCAAAGAAAACCCCAAAAAATATTATAAAAAATTTTGAGAGTCCAGACAACGAAAGAGAATATTTATTAGCTGCATTAAAGATTAAGCAAAAAGAAAAGGAGTCTCTAGTTCAAAATGACTTCCTAGCTTTTATAAAACATATGTGGCCTGAGTTTATAGAAGGGTACCATCATAAAGTAATTGCAGAAAAATTTAATAAATTAGCCAAAGGCGAAATCAAAAGACTCATTGTTAATATGCCCCCTAGGCATACTAAATCTGAATTTGCTTCTAACTTTTTACCTGCTTGGATGATTGGGAAGAATCCAAAATTAAAAATAATTCAAACGACTCACACAGCAGAACTAGCTGTAAGATTTGGTCGTAAAGCTAAGAATGTAATTGATACTCAAGATTACCAGGAAGTATTTAAAACCAGACTACAAGAAGATTCAAAAGCAGCAGGAAGGTGGGAAACTGCCCAAGGCGGTGAATACTTTGCGGCTGGTACAGGTGGAGCTATTACAGGAAGAGGTGCTGACTTATTAATTATTGATGATCCTCATAAAGAACAAGATGCTTTAAGCCAAGATGGTTTTGATAAAGCTTATGATTGGTATACATCAGGACCACGACAACGTTTACAACCAGGTGGTTCTATTGTGGTTGTAATGACTCGTTGGTCGACTAAAGATTTAACAGGTCGATTAATCCAAGCACAAAAAGAAGTTAAAGGAGATCAATGGGAGGTTGTTGAATTTCCAGCAATTCTTCCTAACAATAAACCTGTATGGCCAGAGTATTGGAACATTGATGAATTAGAAACTCAAAAAGCATCTTTACCTGTTAAGAAATGGAATGCGCAGTTTATGCAACAACCGACTGCGGACGAAGGTGCTATTATCAAAAGAGAATGGTGGAGAGATTGGGAACAAGATAATCCTCCTAAAGTTGATTATATTATTCAATCTTATGATACAGCCTTTTTGAAAAAAGAATCTGCTGACTTTTCTGCTATTACAACCTGGGGCGTGTTCCGCGATGATGATAACGGGCTTCATTTAATCTTGTTAGATGCTGAGAAAGACCGGTACGAGTTCCCTGAGCTTCGGCGTGTGGCTCATGAATCCTTTCTGTTCTGGCGTCCTGATATGGTCTTAATCGAGGCCAAGGCATCAGGGATACCTTTGACCCATGAACTAAGAGCTATGGATATTCCAGTTGTGAACTTCACTCCTTCTCGAGGAAACGATAAGCACGTTCGAGTAAATTCAGTTGCACCTTTATTTGAAAGTGGTAGAATATGGGCTCCGATGCATAAACAATATGCACAGGAAGTAATTGAGGAATGTGCAGCATTCCCTAATGGCGATCACGATGACTATGTGGATTCGATGACTCAAGCCGTAATGAGATTAAGACAAGGAGGATTTTTAAGACACCCCGAAGATGCAAAAGAAGTTACAGTTAAAGGATCAAGAGTCTACTACGGTTAGGCGATTAACGAGAACGGTTCCCCCTAAAAGAGGACCCGATCCTCAGGGGTTGAATGTTCCTTTAAAACAGGTTACAACTATCAAACTGGAGAAATTAAATGGCAGAGCAAGATAACATCGACAAGGCGTTGCCTAATGTCGAACAAACCGTATCGTTACCACCTGAAGAAGAAATCGTAGAAGCACAAGAAACGATTGAAGAATCAGCACCCGGTGAACCTGAAGTTATCGAACAAGAAGATGGTTCGGTTGATATTAATTTTGAACCAGGGGCCGTGAACCAGGCAGGCACTGAAGATCATTACACAAACTTAGCAGAATTATTACCCGATGATGTTTTAGACAAAATCGGTGGAGAACTTTTTGGAGATTATACTGAATATAAAAATTCTAGATCCGAGTGGGAACAAACCTACACTAAAGGTCTAGATCTTTTAGGTTTCAAATACACTAACCCGTCGCAGCCTTTTGAAGGGGCTTCGGGCGCTACGCATCCTGTCCTCGCTGAAGCTGTAACTCAGTTTCAAGCAGGTGCGTACAAAGAATTATTACCCGCAGATGGTCCTGTAAGAACACAAATTCTTGGAGCGATTAATCAACAGAAACAAGAGCAAGCGACTCGGGTTAGAGATTTTATGAATTATCAAATTATGGATCAAATGAAAGAGTACGAACCTGACTTTGACCAAATGTTATTCTACCTCCCTCTCGCAGGCTCTGCTTTTAAAAAAGTTTATTATGATGAACTTTTAAGTAGAGCCGTTTCCAAATTTGTTCCTGCGGATGATTTGATTGTTCCTTACACAGCAACAAGTTTAGAAGATGCCGTTGCCGTGATGCATACGGTTAAGATGTCGGAAAATGATTTAAGAAAACAACAGCTCTCTGGATTCTATTTAGATATCGATGTTAAACCAGGCTATGACTCAGAAACACCCGTTGAGAAAAAAGAAAGAGAACTTGAAGGGATTCGTAGATCAGGTCGAAATGATGATGTCTTTAAATTAATTGAATGTCATGTTAATCTTGATCTTGATGGGTTTGAAGATAAAGATGAAACAGGCGATACTACAGGAATTAAACTTCCTTACATTGTAACCATTGATGAGGGTTCAAGAAAAGTTTTATCGATTAAAAGAAACTTCAAAGCAGACGATCCACTAAAACAAAAAATCCAATATTTTGTCCACTTTAAATTTCTACCAGGACTTGGGTTTTATGGTTTTGGTCTGATCCATATGATTGGTGGTCTCTCCAGAACAGCGACAACAGCGCTACGCCAATTACTTGATGCGGGTACATTATCCAATCTACCCGCCGGGTTTAAACAAAGAGGAATAAGAGTTCAAGATCAAGCACAATCTATACAACCAGGAGAGTTTAGAGATGTAGACGCACCTGGAGGAAATATTAGAGATGCTTTTATGCCTCTACCTTTTAAAGAACCATCAGCAACGTTATTACAATTAATGGGGGTTGTGGTTCAAGCAGGACAACGATTTGCATCGATTGCAGATATGAATGTTGGTGACGGTAACCAACAAGCAGCCGTCGGTACAACTGTTGCGCTCTTAGAAAGAGGTTCTCGTGTGATGTCTGCTATTCACAAAAGACTCTATGTAGGTCTTAAAAATGAATTTAAATTATTAGCCCATATCTTTAAAACGTATTTACCTGATGAATATCCTTACGATATTGTAGGTGCACAAAGAAATATTAAAGTTCAAGACTTTGATGACAAGATTGATATTGTTCCTGTAGCAGATCCTAACATCTTTTCTCAAACACAAAGAATTAGCGTAGCTCAAACTGAATTACAACTTGCACAATCTAACCCTGGAATGCACAATATGTATGAAGCGTATAAACATATGTATCATGCGATTGGAGTTAAAGATGTTAATCTTATTTTGCCTCCCCCTCAGCCACCAACACCCACTGATCCTGTAACAGAAAATATGATGGCTTTAGCAGGAAAACCTTTTCAAGCTTTTCCTAAGCAAGATCATCGAGCACACATTGATACTCACTTAGCCTTTATGGGAACGAATATGGCAAGAAACAATCCCATGATCCTTGGTTCTTTAGAAAAGAATATTTTTGAACATATTAGTTTAATGGCTCAAGAACAGGTAGAACTAGAATTTAGAGATGAGTTTGTAAGATTCCAAGAAATTCAAAAGAATCCTGCAGCCGTTCAACAGAACCCACAACTACAACAAGTTTTACAACAGTTTAGTATTAAGGTCGAAGCAAGAAAAGCTAAGCTCGAAGCTGAGATGATGAATGAGTTCTTAAAAGAGGAGAGAAAAATTATGGGTGAATTTGGTAATGATCCTATTGCGAAGTTAAGAGCAAGAGAACTTGATCTTAAAGCAATGGATGATGCAAGAAAAGTTCAAGAAGGACAAGAGAAAATTGATCTTGATCGTATGAAAACAATGATGAATCAACATACTCAACATCAAAAACTTGATCAAAATGAAGACTTAGCTCATTTAAGAGCAGATACCTCTTTAGAGAAAACACAGATGACTATTGACGCCAAGCAACAATCTGATAGATTCAAACAAAGAGATGTAAGGATCTTGAAAGGTCCTCGTAGATAATATATAAAAGGAGCATTATGCCAAATTATAACTCAACAGCAAGACGACCATTCGCTAAAGGCGGAAGAGCCGGATATTACGATGGAGGAAAAAGTTTTACTCGAAAAATTAAAGATAAAATTTCGATGAAATTAAGAGGAAAAGAAAAAACTGAACATAAAGGTTTAGAACAAGATAAGAAAACAGGAGCTTATACCCATAACGCCCCTAAAGATAGAATGGACACATCACGTGGACGTAGGTATACCGCTGCTTTAAAAGCAACAGGTCCGGCTAAGTTTGCAAGAATACCTTCACGACCAAAAAGTAATGATATGTCTTATAAAGAACGTAAGAAGGAAATTGCAAAGAACAAAAAAGAAGCTAAAAGAAAAGATGACTTTGATAAAAAACATAAAGTCGGTAAACATAAAAAAAGTTAATTATGATAAGTTACGATTCAACAGCTAGAGTACCATTCGCTAAAGGCGGAAAGGTAGATAAAAAACCGATTAAACCTAAAAGAATTATTTTGTGGAAAGGTAAAGCAAAAGATTGGCCAGGTGCTCAAAAAGCTAAAGAGAGAACTGGAAAAGCTGATGGTGGAAGAATAGGTTTAAAACAAGGTGGACCTTATCTCCCATTAAGAGGGGCTAGTGGATCTAAAGGTGCTGCAAAATCCTTTCGTGGAAAAGAAGGATTTAAAGAATCACAAGCTATGCAAAAAGCTTTAAAAAAAACAAAACGACCAGTCGAAGACAGGGATAAAATTTCAAGTAAAAGAACTATAGCTATATTAAAAGATCACGGACACAAAGCAAAAGTTAGTCGTAAAGGCGATAAAATAAAAGTTGCATATTCGCAAGGAGCACAAGGAAAATTTAAAACCAAAGTAGACACTTTACCAAAAAACCCAACACTTGGAAAAGTAAAAGATTGGTTAGGGTATAAAGAAGGTGGTAAAGTAAAAAAGAATTGGATTCAAGGAGTTAACAAATCAATTAAAGCAAGAGGTACAAAAGGAGTTTGTACCGGCAAGAAATTTGGAAGTGCATCGTGCAAGCCAGGGTCTAAAAGATATAACCTAGCTAAAACTTTCAAAAAAATGGCTAGAGCTAAACACGCAAGTGGTGGACTAGTTAGGTTTATATAAGGAGAAACTATGTCAAAAGAGTTAGGAGTAGGAAAAGACGGATATCAAAAAGGTGGCGTAACTATAAAAGTTGCAAGTCAAAATGTAAAACTTGACTCAAGAGCCGCTACTGAAGTTGATGTCAATGCTAAAAACTATATTCCAACAGGCGATACGAATAAAGTAAGAGGTACAAGACGTATGCTGTCGACAAAAAAGAAAACAGCTACTTGGTACTAGTATGGCTTGGTTTGGTTTAGCAAAAATTGCTTTACAAGCTGGGAGTAAGATATACTCTAATCGACAAAAGACAAAGATGGCTATGTCGGATGCACAGCTTATGCATGCACAGCGTATGGCTTCCGGTGAGGAAACTTACCAGGGCAAGCTTTTAGAAGCTCGGCAAAACGACTACAAGGACGAAATCGTACTTGCGATACTTACACTCCCCATCGTGGTGCTCGCCTGGTCGGTCTGGACAGACGATCCGCAGGCTATGGCGAAAATAAATGTCTTTTTTGAGTATTTCTCAAATCTGCCAAAATGGTTTACAAATTTATGGATTTTGGTCGTAGCGAGTGTTTTTGGAATAAAAGGGACGCAGATATTCCGAAATGGTGGACCTAAGAAATAGATTGCGTTAATTTAACAAAACTTATATAAAAGGAACATTATGGTAAACAGATTATACAACAAACAAGTATCACCTAAAGGATACAAAACAGGTGGACATGTTAATACACCTAGAATGAACAGACTTGAAGAATTAGGTCGTGTAGATGCTGAAAAAGGATCTACAAAAAGAGGAAAAGCAAATCTAGGCGATGAAAAAAGAAGAATCGTCAGAGAACTTAGAAGAAGAGGTTAATTATGGCTGATAAAAAACCAGGTAAAGTAAGATCATTTTTTGGAAAAGTAAGAAAAAAAATTGCACCTACTTTTGGTGAACAGTTTTCAAAAGCAAAATCAGAAGGTAAATCAAAATT